GGCAGAATCAAGTAATGCCAGCTCCCGAGCTTGCAACGCTAGTTGCCTCAGTATTGGGATCTATTGCTCTACTGATTGCTGGCCTTCGCTACATAATCAAATTGGAGAATATTCCAATAGTGTCGCGCCTTGATAAAATGGAGTCTCAGCTAGAATTGGCCCTAGCGAAAGGGGTCAGAAATGGCAACGCGAAAGCGCGTAAGTAAGAAGCCAGTCAAGCGTCCTAAAAGACGCAGGACTACTAAAGAAACCCCATTAACAAAGCTTGATTTCTGGGCTATTGCTGCCAATGAAGTTTATAAAGCTTGTCGCAGAGCAGGGATGGATGAAGGAACTGCCTTGGCTTTTGCAATGGATCGCAGCTCTTATCCCGATTGGATAGTCCCTGCCGATGACCCAATTAAGAAGATTGGTTGGGAAGATGGAGAAGAGGACAACTAATCTACTTTCGAGAGGTTGAGCTCTTTGAGGCTCTCAAGTCGCTTTATCCAGACTTGACGCCTTTATCAGCGACCGACCGAGCAGATGGCATTACCCACAATTCCTATATCGAGCTTAAGTGCCGTAGGACCCATTACGATACTTTGCTGATTGAGAAGAAGAAGTGGGATTATCTGGCCGATATAAGGGCTAGAACGGGCGCTAAGACCCTTTATATTAATTCAACCCCTCACGGGGTCTATCAGTTCGATTTAGGGGCTATAAAGGAGCCTGAATGGGCTTTAAAGCGGTTGCCTGTAACTACTGACTTCGGCAACAAATCAACCAATGAGCGACTCGCTGGCTTTTTAGATATACGACTCGCCGACTTATTGCTGGTCTAAATAGATTTAATCAAATACATTTAGCCCGTTAATCCATTTAGGGATTACAGAACGGGAGCAAAATGGTAAATAAAGTAGCTCTTATTCGATTTGATTCTCAAGCAGGGGCTTGGACTGATGAGACGAATTGGGTTAAGGGATCAATAATCAGACGATTCGCTAAAGAGCGGATGGGCAAGAAGCAGCTAAGAGGCCGTCTATCTAAGGCTGAAATCTCTGCATACTGGCTAGATAAATATGGGGTAAGCGCAGATGTTGCCTAATTTATCTGATGAAGCAATAGTAGGAATAATCATTGGAGTTCCATTTATCGGCCTTTATATCTGGAGTTTATTTACTTCAGCCAAAGCCAAAGCTTTTAATGAAGGCTATAAGAGAGGCAGGTCAAGTGTCCGATACACAGAAATCGTTAAGTGAATGGCTTGAAGAAGCTGGTGCTACCTTATTCGACCGAGGGATTGAGTATGGAGACCCGAGGCACAATTTTCTACGCATTTACAAAATCGCGAGAGCACTCGGTATTCAGCTCAGAGACCCATCTGAATTGGCACTTATTGCTATTGCAACAAAACTCTCAAGAATGGTGGAAAGTCCAGAGCGCGAGGATTCGTATCTCGATCTCATTGGATACGCCGCTATCTTGGGTCGATGCAGATTTTCTACTCCAGAAGATTGGGACGACATTGAGTCTGACTCGCAATCATAATCAAAATCAATATTGCGATTACTGCAAATATCGCTGGGGAGCAAATAAGAACGGCTGGGATTTAAGAGCTATGACTCCAGCAGTTTGGAAAGTCCAAAGCGAAACACCGCTTCGTAAAGCACAGGTTAGGTTCTATTGCCAGCCTTGCGCCGATGAAGCACAGAACTGGCCAGATGGCACATTTTATTCATTGAAAGAACAGTTAGAAGATGCGATAAATGATTTCGCAGGGAGAGAGAAGTTAAATGTCGAATTACCTTGATGATTATGTATCAGTGCAAGACCGATTAAAGGAGTTTATAAATGCTTATCCGGACTATCGAATTAAAACGCATATATTGGCAGAGTCGCTTGTCGCTAATTGCGATGTCTATATCATTAAAACTGAGTTATATCGGACTGAAGCTGACGCACACCCTTGGACTACAGGTTTATCCTCAGAGTCTAAATCCAAGCAATATGCACTCGAGCTTGCGGAAACTGGATCTCTGGGACGCGCACTTAACCTCGCTGGATACTTCGCTAAGACTAAACAAAGCCCAAAGAAGGCAATTGAAACGACTAAGCCAGCGCTTGCTGAATTCATAAAAGAGCAACGCCCTAATGATCCTGAGCCAATTGTCTGGGATGTTAGCGAGATAGCGAATCAATTAGGTGCTGAGATAATTGATGAGATACCGCTTTGCTCTGGTGGCGATGGGCCAATGGTGCTAAAGACTGGCACTAAAGAAGGTAAGGAATATAGGGGCTGGGTCTGCCCCACTCCTAAATCTGGTCATCCTGCTAAGTGGATGCGTATTGGTTCAGATGGGCATTGGGTCTTTCAGAAATGAAGCAAGATGCTCATCCATTTATCTGCTCAAATTGCAAGCTAGTTACACCGCATATTGAGCTGCATAAATACGATTCAACAGATATTGCTGAAGCACCTGAAGAAGTCTGGCTAGTTGAATGCCAGAGGTGTTTTATGCAAAGAATCATTTATCCATCAGATCGCGTAACGGCCAAAGAGGACGATATTGTCCGGTGCGACCAATGCGGTAAATGGAAGATGAAGGCAGCAAAATGTCGAATATGCCGACTAGCTGCTGGGTTGGAATCAATATCAGAACGCTATTGGACTGGTAATGATACGAGAGAAAGACCTTACAATGCCGTTCTATGAATATCGTTGCGATAAATGCGAAGCGACAAAAGATGAATATCAGCCAATTACCTTGAGAAGTGAAGTAATCTGCGATAATTGCAAGGTTGCAATGTGGAGAGTCTGGAGACCCAATCCAATCCACTTCAAAGGCGAAGGCTGGGCAGGTAAAGACAAATGAGCAAACCCCATTCTATTAGATATATCCGTCAGCTGATGGAATGGGGATTTGATAAGGAGTTTATTGCTAAAGATTGCGGTATCAATCTGGAATCACTTGAGGTCAGATTAAGAAGAGCTAAAGAAAGGGAGCGCAGGAATGGGAATCAAGGAACTGAGTCTGGAACTAGCGGCAGTCAGCCTAATTGCTGATGAGGCTAAGAAGGCCAAGGATAGGCTGAGAACGGCCCTACAGGCCGAAATGGACGCTATTGGGGCAGATAGGGTCAAGGCTGAATATGGCGATGATGTTATCGCCTATGTAACTACTACTAAGCCTAAATTCAAGTGGGTTATTAAGTCAGATAAGCGATTCGTTGATTGGGTTAAAGCTAATATCCCAAGCGAAATAGTTGAATCAGTAAGAGAGTCATCAATTGATGCGATATTGGATAAGTTTAATTATCTGGACGATATAATAATTGATCCAAATGGTGAAGTAGTAGATTGGTTAGAAGGCAGTCAGTCTGAGCCTTATCTAATGACTAAGTTCCATAGCGATGGCAAAGAAACGCTGAAAAACGCGTTTCAATCAGGCCAGTTAGAATTTAAGAAAATATGGGAGTTAGAGTGAAAGATGATATTTATCCAATCTGGAGAGATGTAGATGATCATATGGATATGCCAGATGGTGTTGATTTCTAGTAAATACGAATAAAAGTTGTCCAAATAGTGAGATGAGGAGTAATCCAATGCTTAAGATATTTGACAAGTGCATTACCATAACGCCAAAGCGCGGGCGCGTAGCTGGCCCTTCAGCGAAGGTTAGGCCAGCCTATTGCCTTTCGCTGATGCTACTGGCCTTGCAGACTGTATTTATTCAATCATCAGAAGCTTCTATGAATCTTAAGCTTTATGCTTACAATAAAATGGATTGGTCAGAATTCCAATGTTATAACTGGTTAATTCATAAAGAGAGTAGATGGAATCCAAAGGCTCGCAATGGATCTCACTATGGCCTTGGTCAGATGCGTTCTACTTGGTATAGAGACCTTAGCCCTAAGAAGCAAATAGATGTGCATTACGACTACATTCGCCATAGATATAAAGATGCTTGCGATGCACTTCATCACCTTGAGACTCGGGGCTGGCACTAATGGGCAAGTCTGGAAAATATTGCAAATGTGGCAATGCCATAGCCTCAGCTGGCAGGCGCAATGGCAGGCAAGTATTTAGACGCATTTGCCATCAATGCAGGATAAAGGGCATTTACACCAAATATAAGCGAGGCTTTTGTGAAGTGTGTGGATTCATACCTGACTGGCTGGGTCAGCTTGATGTAGATCATATAGACGGGGACAGTAGTAACAATGATAAATCTAATCTTAAAACCCTTTGCGCTAATTGCCATAGACTCAAGACTCATAAACAAAAAGATTATATGAAGTATTTATACAAGGATAACAATGGCTCATAAGCGCTATCAAACGAGTTACTATCAAAGGGTGCGGAAAGAAGTGTTAGCTCGAGATTATTACACTTGCCACTATTGCGGTATGGAAGCCAATACTGTGGACCATCTCATTCCGCTATCCAAAAATGGAACCGATGAAGCATCCAATATGGTGGCAGCCTGCACTAAGTGCAACAGTTCTAAGCGCGATCGTATGACCCCTACCTTTTTTGAGCGCACAAGTTTACCCACGACCCCCATTGGGAAGATTTTCCCTGAAAATGGCTCGGCTAGGCACTATCAGGAATGAAAGCAATCGCTATGGCAGAACTGGGCGAGATTGTCCGAGTCAGGGACGAATCGGCTTACCGAGGTGTGCCAGAACCGCGAATCCACACTAAACTTAATGATTTGCCCTCTTATGGCGAGCAAATGATTAAATTCTGCGAGGAAATCGGCTTTGAACTGATGCCTTGGCAGCAATGGCTAGCTCATCACACCTTAAAATACAAACCTGATGGCCGTTGGGCTCACCCAGTAATTACTTTACTTTGCGCTCGGCAGCAGGGTAAATCAACCTTTATGGCGCTTCAAATCCTATTTAGAATCTATGTATTGAAAGAGAAATTGCAAGTCCATACGGCTCATAAGCTAACTACTTCAGCTGAATTGTTTTATAAGATCTATGGAATTATTGAACAGAATCCTAGACTAGCTGCTGAATTTACTAAGAAGCTAGAAAGTAAGGGATTCCAAGAGCTTCAATTTACTGAAGGCCGCCGATATATCGTCAGGGCCAATAACTCTGCTGGTCGAGGCATTGCAGCCCCAGAAACGATACACCTAGACGAAGCTAGAGAATATAAAGATGAAGATGTCTGGTCTGCTCTGCGCTATACGCAAATGGCTTCAGCCAATCCTCAAATATGGGTTTATTCAAATGCTGGAGATCAGCATTCAATTGTCCTAAATAAACTTAGGGAAAGAGCAATGGCTGCTATCTATGGAGCCAACGATGATATTGGTTGGTTCGAATGGTCAGCGCCTACTGGTATTAAATTTGATAACTCGCCAACCTTTTGGCTAGGTGTCTGCCAAGCTAATCCATCACTTGGCATCACAGTTCATCCAGATAATATTCGGGCCGTCTTATCAGACCCCGAGGATATTGTGCGCACAGAAGTTTTATGCCAATGGGTTGATACGATTAACCCAGTTATCAATCCGTCCCAATGGGAAAGTTGCAAAGTTGATGGCCTTCGACTTAACCCTGAATCAGATACTTGGCTGGCTATTGATCTAAGCCCCGATAGAAAACAAGCTGCTTTAGTTGCTAGCCAAAGACTTGAAGGCGATAAGTTCCAAGTGATATTGCTGCAGACTTGGCATAACCTAGCCAATCTCGATGATAAAGCAATGGCCAATGATGTTGCCGAATGGGTTAGAAAATATCCAGTCCAGCTAGTTGCTTATTCAGCTAGAACTGCGTCAGCGGTAGCCGCTAGGTTAGCCCCTGCTGGAATAAGAGTCGAGCCAATAGACGGCCTTGATTATGCCCAAAGCTGCGATGAATTACTGGGAGCAATTTCATCTCAGCGGTTAGCTCACTCGGGACAGGAAGAGCTGACCAAGCAATGCCTATCCGCCGTCAAACTCCCTTTCGGTGATGGCGGATGGGTAATGGGTCGCAAAGTAAGTAACACTACGATCTGCGGAGCAATTGCTTCAGCCTTAGCGACACACTACGCAACGATGTCTGAAAGCGGAGTAGATATTCAAATAGTGTAAGTAGGCTCGCTTACAATGTAAGCAATGGGTGCTATAAGAGATTTCCTATTTCCACAGGTTAAGACGGCTAAGCCTACTAAGGTTTCAGATGTTGCAGCCGCGCTAACTCCCGTTCAAATTAGCGATTCAGTTTATAATATTCTTGGCGGTGCAACTAATACCACTCGCCAATTAGCAATGAGCGTTCCATCAGTTGCTAGAGCTCGCAATATCATCTGCGGAACTATTGGCTCATTACCTTTAACAACTTTCAATCGCATAACTGGACAATATGTAGATCCGCATCGCGTTATTAATCAGCCAGACCCAAGGGTTGCAGGATTTGTAATTTACAACTGGCTTGCCGAAGATATTTGGCTCTATGGTGCTGGCTATGGTCAAGTTTTAGAAATGTATTCATCAACAGATGGCGGTCGCGTAAGAGCTTGGACTCGCGTCAGCCCAGACCGCGTTACAGTTGATACAGATTTCCTAAATACTGAAATTACTGGATATAAAGTTGATGGCAAGTCAGTTCCACTTCAAGGCGTTGGTTCTATTATTCGATTTGATGGCCCAGATGAGGGATTGCTTCACAGAGCTGGTAAAACAATTGCAGCTGCCGTATATCTTGAGAACGCAGCAGTTAATTATGCTAAAGAACCTGCCCCAACTATGGTTCTCAAATCAAATGGCACTAACTTAACTGCCGAAAGAATTTCAGCACTCTTAAGCGCTTGGAAAACTGCTCGCCAATCTCGCTCTACTGCATTTCTAAATGCTGATGTAAATCTTGAGCAATTTGGTTTTGATCCAAAGTCTATGCAACTTGCTGAAGCTCGCCAATATGTAGCGCTGGAATTGGCTAGAGCTTGCGGTATCCCTGCTTACTTCTTGAGCGCCGAAACGACTTCTATGACTTATTCAAACGCGGTGTCTGAGCGGCGCTCATTAGTTGATTTCTCACTTCGCCCAATACTTAAAGCGATTGAGGAAAGACTCTCACTCCCAGATTTCGTCCCAAATCCAGTTATGACCAGATTTATGTTGGACGATTTCTTACGCGGTAACGCATTAGAGAGAGCGCAAGTTTATGAAATCTTAAACCGCATTGGCGCGATGAGCGTTGAGCAGATTCAGCGAGAAGAGGACCTAATACCAAATGAAGGTTAATATGCCAATGGCAGTTACCGCTGCCGACACAATTAAGAGAACAATTACTGGGACTA